GCAGACCCAAGTATATTTATAGGTTTAAAACACAACACTGAAGAATCTTTTATTTTTGATAATCAAATATATTCACATCGGGTACCTAAAAAGATACATGCTAAAGCTTTAGAAATTTTAAAACAAATAAATGAACGATTAGACAAGCCTTGGGAAGCGAGGGACGAGGAAGGAACCTATAAAGAAAACTGTTTACTAACTGATTTTAATTTTAAAAGTGACGACTGGATGATTCTTGCTCAAACAAACGCACAACTAAAAGAACCGGCACAATATTTAAATGACTTAAATTTAAGGTATAAAGGTGGTCAAAATGAACTTTTACCTGCAGATTTACTTGATGCATATAGAACTTGGATGAGATTAAATTCCGGCGCAAGTGTTTCAGGCGAAGAAGCACAACATGTAATTAAAAATTTTTTAAGAAAGAAACAAATAAAACATGGGTTTGGAGAAGGAAAACTATTAGATAAAGTCTACACTGTTACACTCGAAGAACTTAAAAAAGACCACGGGCTTCTAGTGACGGGCAGCTGGGAACAGCTCCACATGTCTGATGATCAAAAAAGCTATATTAAACTTTTATTAAAAAATGGTGATGATCTTACCACAGATTCAAAGGTAGAACTATCAACAATTCACGGAGCCAAAGGAAGAGAGTGTAAAAACGTTATTTTATACATAGATTTTGGTTCGGAAGATGAAAACGATTTCTTAGCAAGAGAAGCAGATAAAGATCCAGATAAAATTCATAGATTATTTTTTGTAGGTGTAACAAGAGCAAAACAAAATTTATATATTATGCAGAGTACACAAACTAACTTTTACAACATAGGATACCCAATAATATAATGCACACTATTTCAAGCGAACTTGTTTTATTGTCTATGATGACATTTTATTTTGGAATTAAACTTTATTTGGTATTTGTAATATGAACAACATATATAAAAAACAGGTAGGCGGGACTCACTATCAAAGTATGGTCATTCAGCCCAGTGAATTTATAAATAAAAATAATATTCCATTCGCCGAAGGAAACGCAATTAAATATTTGTGCAGGCATAAACAAAAAAATCAAAAGCAAGATTTATTAAAAGCAAAGCATTATATTGACATGGCGATTGATAGAGACTATCCTGACGAAGTGAAAGAAGAAAAGAAAAATTCGTGGGAGATAATTAAGTAATGTTTAGCGCAGCAACTGAATGGGTATGTCCAGAAACTTTCCCAGATTTAAAAGAGCATAAGTATATAGCAATCGACTTAGAGACAAGAGATCCTAATCTAAAATCAAAAGGCTCCGGAGCTTTAGTAAATGAAGGTGAAATAATTGGAGTGGCGGTAGCCGTTGATGGATGGTCTGGATACTTTCCGATTGCCCATAGAGAAGGAAACTTACCGAAACAAAAAGTTTTAGATTGGCTTCAAGAAGTATGTAATCTTCCAGCGACAAAATTATTTCACAACGCTATGTACGATATGTGTTGGCTAAAAGCCTATAATATCAACGTAAATGGCCACATTATTGATACAATGGTTATGGCAGCTTTAGTAAATGAGAATAGATTTTCTTATTCTTTAAACAGTCTTTGTTATGATCTTTTAGGAGAAGTTAAAGATGAAAGTCTTTTAACTGCCGCGGCTGAAAAAGCAGGAGCTGATCCTAAAGCTGAAATGTATAAACTTCCAGCTATGTATGTTGGGAACTATGCAGAAAAAGATGCTGAACTAACTTTAAAATTATTTAAACATTTATCATTAGAAATTAGAAAAGATAATTTAACTGAAGTATTTGATTTGGAAACAAGATTGTTTCCATGTTTAATTGAAATGAAAGTTAAAGGCGTTCGAGTAGATGTTGAAAGGGCGCACTTATTAAAGTCCAAATTATTAGAAGAAGAAAAGCAACTGTTGTTACGAGTAAAAAAAGAAACAGGAGAAGATGTCCAAATATGGGCAGCAAGATCCATTGGTAAAGTTTTTGAAAAATTAAACCTATCTTTTGAGCGAACCGCAAAAACAAAAGCACCTTCCTTTACTAAAAATTTTTTACAAGTGCATAAACACCCGTTGGTTCAATGTATAGCAAAAGCCAGAGAAATAAACAAGGCACATACTACATTCATTGATACAATTATTAAATACCAATACAAAGGCAGAATACATGCAGATATTAATCCAGTAAGAGGTGAAAAAGGGGGAACGGTAACTGGAAGATTTTCTTATTCGAATCCAAATCTCCAGCAGGTCCCAGCGAGGAACAAAGATTTAGGGCCAATGATTAGATCTTTATTTTTGCCAGAGAGAAATCATACTTGGGGATGCTTTGACTATTCACAACAAGAACCAAGATTAGTTGTTCACTATGCAGCAGCGAGTCCTAAACTTAGAGAAGATGATGAAGTTAAAGATATAGTAAGTAGATTTAACAAGGATGATGTAGACTTCCACCAAACTGTAGCAGATATGGCAGGTATAGAAAGAATTCAAGCTAAAACAATTAACTTAGGATTGTTTTATGGAATGGGTAAAGCTAAACTTCAGGCAGAGCTAGGCTTAAGTACCAAAGAAGACGCAGAAAAATTATTTGATAAATATCACAGTCGCGTACCTTTTGTTAAAGATTTAATGAATAACACTTCAAAAGATTCACAGAGAAAGGGATATATTACAACTTTGTTAGGCAGAAGATGTAGGTTTGACACATGGGAGGAAGCTGTATTTAGACCTGGAAGACTTACAAGCCCAATGACATGGGACGAGGCTAGCTCTAGGTTTGGAGAAAATAACATTAGAAGAGCGTTTACATACAAAGCTTTAAATAAATTAATCCAAGGATCAGCTGCTGATATGACAAAAAAAGCAATGCTAGATCTATATGAAGAAAAAATTATACCACA